TGAGAAGATTGAGGTTGACCGCCTTCACCATCTGTTTCTAAATCTTCTTCATCATCAGAATCCATATCAGAAGGACTAAGAGGAAATCCCATTCCTGACCCACCTAATTCACCCATTGTAAATTCAAGATCATCTAGTTTTGTCATCATTTCTTCTTGATGTTTGATGAACTCATATAACTCCTGAGCAAGTTCAAGAACATCTTGGAAAGTTTCAGTTTTAAAAGCTTTGTCCACAAAAGATTGTTCATCCTTATCAAAACTCACATCTTCAAAATTACCAATCTTGTAGTGAATATTGATTCTGTCTGCTAGACCCATATCTTCAAGGTCATGTTGAGATAGTTCAAAGAAATCTTGGTCAGCAAGTTGTGAATATCCATTGTAGAATGTTTTACTTAAGCCAGGATACTTTTGTTTCATGAACTTCTCAATCCTTACATCTTCTAAAACATTGACATAAGATTGTGGAACATCTGGATAGTCCACTGTCCAGTTATCTGCTGGTGTGTATAGTGCATGGCCAACCTCATGTCCTACGAGAAGGTCATATACGGTTCCAGAAGCCTTCTCCCACATTGGTAGGGTAAGAACTCTACGACCAACATCAAAGGATGCCGTAGATACCTTACGGTTCTCGATGATAAGATCTTCTGTTGCAAGTAGTTTTGCAAGTTGTCCTTTGACTTCGTAATTAACCTGTGTAAGCATTTGTTTTTTTATCGTATATACACATGATAATCGATCCTGTGCCACTTTCAAGCAACAGTGTGCCAGTTTGTCAACTGTCTACCCCGACCATTTTATAGCTGTATCTAATGCCTTCTTCGCTGTATTCTGTAATTTTATGACTTTACTCTCATATGTTATCGTAAACCCCAATAGATCTCCTTCGGGATCATTCGGCATACCTACAGGTTGTACTAGAAAAATGCCTGCATGAGCAATGGTTCTCCACTCCATATCAATGAAGCCAAGTTCCCTTAAGGCACACTCAAGTTTTAATGAGTGACATCCATCTAGTAATATCATACGGTATCCGTAGTATACTATTATGTAGAATATCTAACTTTTGAGAATCCGTTCATTTTTTCAAAGGTAATTAAATTATCCAACCTATCAGTGAGTTCGTCAACCTTATGTGATATCATAAACACATAAGCATCCTTAATGACATACTTGATTATCTTTGTAAACTCGTCAGTGCCGTTACTATCGAGTGAACTGTCAAATATTTCGTCAAGGATTAGAATGTTTGTGCTAGATGAGTTCTTCATCTTAGCAATATCTCTCCAAGTAAACAGAATAGCAAGATCAATTCGCATTTTCTCACCCTCAGAGAATGATTCGTAACTGAATTTCTCATGTATAGGTGATTTGATCTTCTCATTGAACTGTTCATCTAGGGTAAAATTGATATAGAAGTCCATCATTTGAAGATACTTATTGATCTTCTGATTCATGACAGGCAAATACCTTCTTATGATCTTTGCTTTAACTCCAGAGTCTTTCATCATGGAATTGGCAAAGTCTAAGTAGTCTATATCTTCACTATTTTTTGATTTATCTTTCTCTACACTTGTTAACTCGCCTTTGAGTGACTTAAGAGCGGCTCTTTCAGTATTTCTGTTTGCAATTTGTTCGGTAATCTCTTGAATTTCTGATTCATAATCTCCGATCTGTCGTTGATACTGAGAAATTTTAAAATTGTTTGTCGAAATGTCATTCGTTAGTTGAGTGATTTGATTAGAAATTTCTATAAACTTAGAATCTCTTTTTTGTTCTTCATTTATAGACTTGGTAAGGTCTTTATAAGCGGAATTAATCTCTTTGACCTTACCTTCTATGTCTTCAATTTTATTTAAGCGAAACTCTTCTTCTATATGTTGTCCACATGTAGGGCATGATACGTTATCAGTAAAAAACTTATGATCGGATGTTATATTCTGTATCCTTTGTTCCAATTTTGCCTTAATTGTGTTCATTTTCTTAAGAGAAACACGGGCAGATGATAAGTTTTCTAACTCTGGTTGATACTTTGTCTTAATCAAATTGTCATATTTGGTATTTTCTCCCATAAGACCAGAAGTATCCTCAAACATGATAGCAATTTTATCTTTTGTGTCCTTAATTCTCTTCTTTCCACTCTTATCAAGGTCAGCAATAAAGTTTTTTTGCATTTCTATCTTCTCTTCTATCATTTCTTTCTTGATAGTGAGTTCCCTGATCTGTGTATTTGCCTTACTAATCTTATCTCTGAGTATTTTTGCCATGCCAGAGAATATTTTGATGTCCAATACGTCCTCAACAATCGCTCTACGATCAGAATTACCTAGTTGCATGAAAGGAACAAAGGTGGCAGATCCTAAAATAGTTGTCTGAGTGAATGATTTGTAATTAAGTCTAAGTATATTATTTTCTAAGTGTGCCTGTTGATCTAATTGATTAGCAAACTGATCTTGTTTCTTACCATCAATGTAAATCTCAAATAAAGTGGGTTTCATACCTCTCACAATGGTATAAATCTTACCTTGTATCTCAAATTCTATCTGTACTTCACACTCTTTCTCATTCACAGTATTAATTAACTGTGCTTTCTTAATTTTACGAAAGGGTTTGTTATATAAAACAAAAGTCAGTGCATCTAAAATAGTAGATTTACCCGCTCCATTAGCACCTACTATTAAATTTGTCGGGGATTTTTGAAAACTTACAATTATAAACTGATTACCAGTTGATAGGAAATTACGCCACCGTATCGTTTTGAATATTATCATAATCTTTTGGCGGAATCACTATATCATCAGGTGAGATAATAACATATTTGTATTTGTGTTTTTGACATGTCTCTACTGCCAGTGTATCATCTATTTGCACAACTGTCAAGGGGAGTGCTTCGTTAGCTTCTAACAAGCCTGCGTATCTTGTAGCATCATCTTCTTGTTCAAAAAGATACAAAGCCTTGTGACCATCATCATTTGTGACAGCATAGGCTCCTTCTCCTTCTTTTCCTTGAAGTGATAGAATGTACATTACTCTGCTTCGCAAGCTTCTAGATAAACTTCTTTGAGAAGTGTCTTGACTCTTTCTTTTTCTAAATCAAAGTCAGACTCTTGAATATATTTATTAAGAAGTGTTAGAGTATCTTCTATCTTTTCACTATCTAAATCTACTTCTGTATCATTGATTGCAGTATTTTCAACTACCTTTAAATCTATGATGCCAGCTTTCATAAGTTTATCTAAAAATTTATCATATTGTAACTGACTTTTCCTAGATCTAATGAATAATTTAACTATCTTATCCTTATACAGATGTGCTTTGAATAGTTCTGCTGGAGTATCTTCATAATATATTTTTTCAAAAATATGATTTGTGTTCTCTACGAACTCAATCTCTCCTGTTTCTGTATCTAAGATATTGAATCCTCTCTTATCTCCACAGTCATTCCAATACATCTCATATGGATTACCTAAGTAGAAGACTTGACCATCATTACTTCTGGTGTGATAATGTCCTGAGAATACTGTAGGAAACTTAGAAATGATGCCTTTATCAATACCACCCTGCTGGAACATGCCTGGATATAATTCAAATCCATTGAGTTCCAAATGACTAAAAGCCATCTTAGCATCTGATTTTTCTATAGCTGCAAGAGTCTCTTGATAATTCTCATCACATATCCAAGGCAACATCATTGCTTTGAACCCATCTATATCATATGTGTCTGGTTTAGATATGGGAACTATATTATCATAGTGTTCTAGGAGTGAATCTATTGAGTTGATCTCATTTGTATTCTTGTAGTAGACATCATGGTTGCCCACAAGTTGCCAAACTTTCACGCCCAAATTTTTAAACTTATCATATACATGTTCTTTTGCCCAATCTAAAGACCAGTAATCTATATTCTTTCTGTTGTCAAAGGCATCTCCCATGTGGATACAGTGTTTGATACCTCTCTTTTCTAGTTCTGGAAAGAATATGTCATCATAAAATTTTTGAAAGAAGTCATGAAATACCTTACTACCCCTTCTACCTCCGAAGTGAGTATCAGTTATTATAGCTATCTTCATTGTTGTTGTTGCTCCGCTTGTTCTTTCATGTATTCTTCTCTACCATCTTTGGTAAAGACTTTCTTCTCATAATCAAAATGAGGATGTGGTTCAGCAGATACCACTGGGTCTTTTGTTTTATTCTTAATAACAATGAACCTGTCAGCAGCAAATGTCCCTGCCAACTGAACTACAACTTCATCATCATCTTTCCAGTTAATACTACCATCTTTCTTAGTGTGTAGCATCGCTTCTTGTATCTGGTCAATTAGTTCTTGTGTTAGCTTCATTGATTCATCTTTGTTTGAACTGCTTCTTTTATAGAATTGTAGTCACTAGAATTGCCGTAAGTGTCGTCAACATGCATAACCTCATCATACCCCGACTTCTCAATGATCTTTTCACGGATTTCCATTTGTTTTTTCTCTTTCTGTATACGTCTGAGAAAAGCATAGTGTATGATTTGAGTGAAGTAAGCAAAAGGATTCGTAGATTTCTCTGGATTGAAGTTATGTATGTATTGAACGCAGTTCTCGATGCCATCTGATATCATGTCCTCACGGAACATATAGTTTACAAAGTTTGGTTTGTATGATAAGTGAGTCGCGATTTTTACGAAACACTCTCCAAGGTAATTAGTGATGCGTGGTTTAGGATCACCGTTCTCTTCCGCCTCCTTAACATCAGCCTTATACTGTACAATAGCGTATAAAAACTCTTTATTGTTAACGTAATGTTCGGATCTTTTCCTAGTTCTAGTACCTTTTGCGGGCATTTTATATTACCTCTTTTGTTAGTTTTAGTATACCACAAAATCAAACGCTTGACAAGTGCTGGATTTAGATGTACAATAGCTCTGTCAGAGCGCAAGAGCAATTTAGCTAGCTATCTTTCTTAAAGATATTCTCTAAGTGTTCTCTAGCCTTTTCAACAGAAATTACATATCCCATCTTCTTTGTTACTTTAATTTTTTCAGAAGATCCCCCACTTAGATTAGTCATAATAAATTTTTGATAATAGGCGACCACCTCGGACTCTTCTCTCGCCTCAACTACAGTAATAACTTTGTCCATTGGAATAATTATAATACCTTCGGTAGGCATACTTCTCAACCATGGCATCATTCTGAGGCCTTCATGAGATCCATTCATACTTACTGTTTCAATTTCTACAGGATCACTAATAATTAAAACCGTGCGACCATTTTCTTCGGAAGGCATGACTTCCCCAAAGATCTCTTCGCCTGAGACCAATTTTACTGATGCGTAGAATTCTTCTTCCATCTTATTTTAGTTTGATGTGGGACAGTTCATAATTAAAGTCTTCTTCTTTATATATTTTAATTCTTTCTATGAGGTGATTCAAAGTATAATTCTTTTTAGAATTAAATTCAGCAAGGTATC